TGGTTGAAGTATTAAGACATACAATACCATTCATAAGTAAAAGATGGAAAGTTCATTTCACTTTACTAATACCTGAATTTGTTCAATCATTAGATTTTCCAAATGTTGACCAACGAATATATCAGTTACCAACTTATATCAATACAATGAGACAGCATTTTAATACAAAACAATTTATGAAGCATGTTGATTGGAAAAGAAATGACTTTGATATTGTTTACACTCATCTACCTGAACACACTTTACAGATAGCAAATTGTTTGAGTAACAATTCAAATCTATCACCAAAGTACATTGGTTACTCTCATTGGTTTGAAGTTCCACAAAATGCTCCTTATGGGGATAGAGGTGGAATACATAAAGACGACCCAGCGAGAGCATTGTATTTGAGTGTGGCTGGTTTATTAATGCAAGACGAATGTGGTGTTAATAGTAATTGGTTAAAACAATTAACAATCAAAGAAGCTAGTAAACATTGGAATCAAGGAGTGTTGGATAGATTACAAAAAATTATTCAACCACATTATCTTGGTGTTGATAGAGTTAATGTAAGAAAAGATTATAAGGATAAGACAGTAGTATTCAATCATAGAGGTGCTGGTTATACTGGATGGGAATGGTTTGTAAAAGTATGTGATGAAATATGGGAACAAAGACAAGACTTCAAAGTATACACTACACTAACACAAGTTGATAGGCCGTGGAATGAAAAAGTTAATTGTGAAAGCCGTGATGAATATATGGATTTCTTATCCACTATGAAATTCGGTGTAGGAACATTCCAAACATATTCAGCTTGGAGTATTTCAACAACCGATGGATTCTCTGTTGGTGTTCCTTATCTTTTACCAAACAAACTTTGTTATCCTGAAATGACAAGTGTAGCTAAAAATCCATATCCTTATTTGTATGATGGTAGAAATGATTTTATTAAAAGGTTTAATGAAATGTTGGATAATCCAATTACATATGATACAAGTGATTTAGCAGACAATATGATTTGGGAAGAAAGAATATCTAATTGGTTTGGTGGTTGGAAAAATGTTTTTGAATTAGATTCAATTAGTGAAACAGAAAGTGTTTTAAAAATAAAAGACTTTATTAAAGATAAAGGTTTTGTAACTAAGAAAAATATATTAGATTATCTTGGTTGGGGTGTTAGAATTAAATTCAGTCCTTATAGAAATGCTTTAAGAAAATATAAAGAAATTAAATTTACCAAATATGGTTATGAATGGGTAGGAGAATAATGAAAAAATTAACAGCAGATGAAATACAAAATAATTGGAATACAATGATAGACGTTATCAATGCACACATTAGTGATGATAGAAGAGACAATCTTTTAAAGTTCTATGATGACTTTCAAGACAGAATGATGTTCGCACCAGCTAGTGCTAAAGGACATTATCATAATGCGATGCCTGGTGGATATGTGGAACACATTCTTCATGTTGTAAGTCACTCACTTGAGATAAAACAATTGTGGGAGAAGAACGGAGCGGAGATTAACTTCACGGATGAGGAGTTAGTCTTTGCTGCTTTACATCACGACTTAGGTAAGGTTGGTGATTTGGAACACGACTATTACATTCCACAAACATCAGATTGGCATAGAAAAAATCGTGATGAGATTTATACTCACAATCCAGCTTTACAATATATGAAAGTACCTGATAGGGGATTGTGGTTACTTCAACACTATGGTGTTAAGGTTACGGATAAAGAATACATTGGGATTAAATTAACGGATGGTTTATATGACGAAGCTAATAAGGCTTATTTAATGTCTTGGAATCCTGACTTTGGATTACGAACCAATATGGCTTACATTCTTCATCAGGCCGATATGATGGCTACACATATTGAATCCGACCAATGGAAAAAAGGTGAGGAATCAAGTGAACCAATAAATACAAAAGTTCCAAAAACAAAAGATGAACAAAAGCAAGTAGACAATCTCAAAAATAAATTTGATGAATTGTTTAATTAGGGGATAATATGTGGATAACACTTTCAATAATATTCTTTTTAATTAGTGTAGTTTCATCTACATTATTATTTTATTCATTAAGAAGAATAACACAATACGAGGAATTTATTTTACAGATTCAACAAGTAATTAAATTCTCAACAGACAAAATGAAACTTGTAGATAATAAAGGACATTATGAATCAGATGACGAAACGGGTTTTTTCTTTGAACAACTAAAACAGATTCAATTATCTCTTGATGGGATATTTGAAGAGGAGAGTCAAGATGACAAAAAAACAAAATAAAAAAATCAATGATGTTAAAGCTGAGATTAAAAAAATAGTTAAAAAGAAAAAACGTAAAGTATATTTTGGACAAGAGGTTCAAGATGCTATTATAGATTATAATTCAACTGAAAATTATGAAGAAAGAAATATAATTTATGGAACAAGAATACATAAAGCATTTGATAAATTAGCTGAGAATATAATCAATACATTCAAATTTACTTACTTTGATTATGGGTTTGAAGATATAAAACACGAAGTGGTTGCTTTTATGGTAGTGAATATGCATAAATATGACCACACAAAAGGTTCTAAAGCATTTAGTTATTTTTCAGTTGTGGCTAAAAACTATTTAATTCTTCATAATAATAACAATTATAAAAAATTAAAAAGTCATGATAAAATGGATGTGTTAGATAGACATAGAAGTAAAGATTCTAATTATGAATCTGATTTTGTTACATTGACAGATGAAATTATTCAATATTTTGATTCAAACTTAAATACAATATTTAAAAAAGATAGAGATTTAAAAATAGGATATGCTATTATTGACTTAATGAAGCAGAGAGAAGATATTGAAAACTTCAATAAAAAAGCTATTTACATATTAATTAGAGAAATGACAAATGTTGAAACCGCACACATAACGTCTGTTGTGAATACTTTAAAAAAACATTATAAAAAATTAATAAATAAATATCACAAACATGGAACAATCATCGTTGACACTTCAGGTTCATTCTTTTAAATACTAAACCCACTTCATTGTGGGTTTTTTATTTCATACAATTTCTTACAAATTTTATATTTATATATGAATAAGTACATTCAAGAGGAGATTGTATGTCAGACGAAAAAGAAATATTTGAGGGTAAAACCTTTCAAGATTTAACAAAAGACATTTATGAGAATACTACAAAGCGTAAAGTTCAAATAGATTTGTTAATATCAGAAATACACGGATTCATTACAACCATAGATGATGTGGTTATGGTAGCTCCCATCATAAAAGAATATATGGATACTGCTGTTCGTAACGATGAACATCTGGTTAAACTCGCTGGTGTACTACAAAGAATTATAAGTAAATCAAGTGGTGAATCTGATGAATCTATGTTATTAAGTGATGCTGAAAAAGAAGAATTAATGGGGACACTTCAAGATACTGTAGATGATTTACAGAAAGAAAGTGAAAAACTTGAAGCTACAAAAAACAAAACAATTGATTTGGGGAGTAATTAATGGGTTCAATAGTTAAAAATTTAGAAGGACAAAGTATAAGGGGGTTTGGTGGGAAAAAATATCCTGTTCCTTGTTTGATACAATTTGTTCCTGGCTATTGTGCTAACGTGGTACATTCAGCTGACTCATATGGTTTTGAAGGAAAGGAAACTATCAACACTATTTTTGCTGTACCACATGTAACTAACAAATCTTATAAAAGAAAAAGTAATCATGTTGGCAGTGAGGACAGTAGATATTTCCCCTTACTTAGGTCTATGGGTGATATACCTTCAAAGGGTGATTTAGTTTTATTATGCACAATCGGTCATACTAACTATTATTTAGGTCCACTTAACACAATTTTTAATAATCCAACTTGGAATCCGGACCCTAATTTTAAAAAAGAAATGGTTATGAATGCTTTTGATGAAAATATTGGTATAGATTCAAGGAGCGCTTCGGGAGAAAGTTTAGCTTTTAATAAAGAAAATGTTTATTCCAGAATGCAGAAATTTAGAATAGAAGATTTAGATTATGGAAATAATGTTATTAGTGAAACTATTGGTGATACAGTATTTGAAGGTAGGCATGGTAATAGTATAAGAATTGGAAGTAGAAATAATAAACCATATATGATTTTTTCAAATGAGAGAGAAAAAGATAATCCAATAGAAACATTAGGGGATGGTACTATAATAAGTATAACATCAAATGGAACACTACAACAAAATTTTGGTGGTTATGAGGATGTTATAAATCAAAGAAGTGTAAGTGGTTTTCAATTGGCATCCGATACTAATAATGATAACTCTTATCCGATTGGTGATATTTATTCTTATTTAAGGGGCGGACAAAATCCACAAGATATATATGATTACGATAGAAATCAAATACTTTTACATTCAGATAGAATAACTTTAAATTCAAAACGTGATGATATTTTTATTTCATCAATTAAAGATGTACATATAGGGGCGAGTGATTATGTTACAATATCTGCTGGTAAGTCTTTAGATATTGAGGTTTCTGAATTAAATATTGGAAATCCTGAAAGAGCATTTTCAACTGAACCAATGGTTTTAGGCAAAGAGCTGGACGTGTTATTATCATCAATTTTAGATTTAATAAAAACAATAACTGTCCCAACAAGTATTAGCCCAAAAACACCTGTAAATACAGATGTGGTTACAAAAGCTGATAACATTAAAAGTAATATAAAAAATATGTTAAGTAATTATTATAACATAGAATCAAATGGTGGTATCGATTAATAATTTAAATTAAAAGAGGTAATTATGAAAAAGAAAAAAACAACAAAACAAATAATTAGACAAATTGTTAGAGAAGAAGTTGCTATGGCAATTCAAGAAGTAATAACTGAATTGAAACAACCAGCACAACAAGTCACTCAGCAATCAATACAAGAAAAGAAAAACTTTTCAAATAATTCTGTATTGAATGATGTGTTAAATGAAACTGCTCAAGATGATGATTGGAAAACATTAGGTGGTAGTGAGTTTACATCAGACAGAATGAATGAATTAGTTGGTAGACAATATGGTGATGTGATGAACAAACAACCACAACAAGTTCCATCAAGTGACCCAATGGCTCAGTTTGTTAATAAAGATTATAGAGAAGTGTTAGAAAAAACTGAAGAAAAACAAAGACAAAAATACGGAAAATAATTATGAGTTTAAAACAAAGAATCATAGATGCTAAAATTAAAGCTTATAGTGAAACATTTGAAGAAAGTATAGAAATAGATACATCTAATGGTTCTTTAATTGACAAAGAAGCTCAATACATATCAGAAGCTATTATTGAAACATTAAAAGATACTAATTTTACAATAACACAATTAAAAGCTCCTGTTATTGTTGAAACATTTAAATCATCAGAACAATCTGTAAACATTGAATTGGCAACTTTGTTAGGAGATAAAGCGCCTATCCTAAGAGCTTTAAAAAGTTTACCAATACCTGCGATAGGTGAAATTGTGGATAAATTAGAAGGTGAAATACAAAAAGCCATAACACCATTATTGGAGGGTGGTGCTAAAATGGTTGGAATGGATATAGATAGTAATACTGGTTTACAATCAACTGGTTATGTTTACATTGGTGAAGACCCGGAGTCATCGGAAAAGTTTAATGTCGATGATGAAGATGGGCAAAAAATCTTCACAACAGTTAAATTAACAGAAGAAGAAGCTGAGAGAATAAAATAATGGCTATTAAAGACATATCAAAAAAACCTTATATTGAAGATAATGATACCAATATTAAAATTGGTATTGATTTACCAATCCGTAGAGGTAGTGACAAAGATGGATTTTTTGCCACAACATCAACAACCATAGAGGCTGTAAAAAACAATATAAGAAATTTATTACAAACCGAAGAAGGTGAAAGATTTTTACAACCTAACTTAGGTTTAAATTTAAGAGGAACTTTATTTGAGCAAATAAATAGTGATAATTTAATTAGTATACAAAATTCTATATTGGATAAATTTGAATTTTGGTTACCCTTTGTTGAGGTGAGAGATATACAAGCTTTAAATATAGAAGATGATACAACTATTGGAACAAATCAAATAAGAATTAAAATAATATTTAATATTAAACAAGACCCAAATACTATAGACTCTATAAATTTAGATTTTTCTAGTGGGTTAGATACAATGGAAGCATCAACTGGTGTTGGTGGATATTAATTGGAGATAAAAAATGCCAACATATGGTAAAGACAATTTTAAAGAATCAAATGTAAATTATTTAAATAAAGATTTTGCATCATTAAAACAATCCTTAATGAATTATGCAAAATCTTATTTTCCAAATACATATAGAGATTTCAATGAAACATCACCTGGAATGATGTTATTGGAAATGAACGCTTATGTTGGTGATGTATTATCATTTTATATCGACCAACAATATCGTGAGATGTTATTACCATTAGCAGAAGAAAGAAGAAACATAATCACGATGGCTAAGATGTTTGGATATAAAGTAAAACCAATTATTCCTTCTTATGTTGATTTAACATTTACTTCTGAGGTAGATGCTTCAAGTGGTGATGCATCAAAAGTAGATTATTCTAAAGGTGGTCTATTTAATCCAGGTATA